CATTTATGAGTTCTATCGGCACTAGAAATGTAAAAAATGTTGTCTTTGATTGGCAAACAGAAGTTCTTCCAACACCATCATCAAGTGGTGAATTAGAAGGTTTTGAACTTTCCAGATCAGCAGCTACAGCAACTGTTAGAGAATCAAACGTATGTATGATTTCAAAAAGAGATGCAACAGTTTCTGGTTCTCAAGAAGTTTCAGACGCAGCTGGTAAGAGATCAGAAATGGCTCACCAGTTAGCTCTTATGGCTAAAGCCCTTAAGAGAGATATGGAAGAAGCTCTATGTCAAAAGAACGCAAAAACAACTGGTAATGCTTCAACTGCTAGAAAAACTGGTGGTTTTGAATCTTGGGTTGAAACAAACGTTTCAAGAGGTACAAATGGTGCTGGCGCTGGTAATGGTGCTGCTCCTACTGACGGAACTCAAAGAGCATTAACAGAAAGTTTACTAAAAGACGTATTACAACTTTCATTTGAAAATGGTGGTGAACCATCATTAGCAATTTGTGGACCACATAACAAACAAGTTATTAGTGGCTTCTCAGGCAGATCATCTGCAAGACAAATGATTGATGCTAATACAGTTGAAGCATCTGTATCAATCTATTCATCTGATTTTGGTGAGTTACAAATCGTACCATCAAACAGATCAAGAGAAAGATCTCTATTATTGGTTGATCCAGAATATGCAAAAGTAGCATATCTAAGAAACTTCCAAACTGTTGATATTGCAACTATTGGTGACGCAGAAACCAAGATGATTGTAGTTGAGTACGGGTTAGAAGTATCTAACGAGAAAGCACACGGTATCGTGGCTGACTTAAGCGTATCTTAATGATACTTTTGGGCGGGCTAGTCCCGCCCTCTTTTTATGGCTAAACGAACTATCATAGATCACAAACTTGGTTACAAACATGAGTTTGCTACCGAGGATGATAAGGTTATTTACCATACTACCCAAGACGTGCAACCCATCTTAGAACACGTCAAACAATTAAGTTACAATAAACCAGGGAAAGATTTACGTCACGTTGCGGAAGTTCCTATGGTAATATATCAACAAGCCATGCGAGAAGGCTGGGCCAAGGACCAAAAGGCATGGAAAAAATGGTTGAACAATCCAGACAATAAATTGTTCAGAACATGGAAAGGTAAGGTATGACATATTCAGAATTAAAAACCAACATAGCAAACTACTTAAACAGATCTGATTTAACAGATCAAATGGATATGTTTATAGATAATGTCGAAGGCGAAGTTAACAGAAGAGTAAGACGCAAAGAAATGATTAAAAGAGCAACAGCAACAGCTGATGCACAATACCTATCACTACCTAACGATTGGTTAGAAGCAATCAATGTTGAAATAACATCCAATAATTTTTCACCAATCCTACAACAGTCTATTGAAAGTTTAGACATTTACAGAAAATCAATTAATAACAAAACAGGACAACCTGTGTATTTTGCATTTGTGGACGATACAATGGAACTTGCACCTACCCCTGATGCTAGTTATACATTACAATTAACATATTATGGCAAGATAGATGCTTTGAGTGATAGTAACACAAGCAACTTTCTTTCCAATAATCATCCAGACGTTTATCTGTATGGTGCTTTAAAACACGCTTCTATTTATTTAATGGAAGATGAACGAGTAGCAATGTTCTCACAACTCTTTGAAAAAGCGTTAGAAGAGCTTAAAATGGAACAAGAAAAAGCAGAATTTGGCAAAGGCTCTCTTATGCAAAGAAGAAGGTCTTATGGCAAAGCTAAGAAAAACGTTTATTATTGGAGTAACAACTAGGAAGTATTATGGCAGGATTTTCAGATTATTTAGAGGACAAAGTTTTAGATCATGTATTTGGTGGTAATGCCTACACAGCACCATCAACATTATATGTCGCATTATATACTGTAGCACCAAGCGATACAGGCGGTGGTACAGAAGTTTCAGGTGGCGCTTACGCACGACAAACTGCTGCATTTTCTGTTTCAGGCACAAACCCAACAACAGCATCCAATACTGCTGCTATAGAATATCCAACCGCCACAGCAGATTATGGTACCGTTGTTGCCGTTGGTGTTTTTGATGCTTCAAGCTCAGGCAACCTACTAGCTTACGCTAACCTCAGCACATCAAAGGTCGTATCTTCAGGAGATATATTTAGATTTAACACAGGCGATTTGGATATAACTCTGGCATAACATCATGGCCACTATAGGCTACGGTAGAGGGTTTTATAGCAGATCCAAGTGGAATGATTTAGATGGCCAGTTTAGTGCCACAGTCTCCGCAACCACAGATTTTTCCGCAGTACCAAGACAGGTTAATACTGGTGTTGGTAATATATCAGTAGTTTCTAATTTTATAGCTGTTGGCACACAAGTTGACTTAGCCTTAGTCACCATTGCAGCAGTTTCCGATTTTGATTCACAGGGCTTTATTAAAGCAGGTGGCGCATCCGTTATTAGTGGTGTTAGTGATTTTGATTCAACAGGGTTCTTAACATTAGGTGGTGTTGGTGTTGTTCCAAGCGTTAGTGATTTTGATAGCACAGGACGAGCAACTTTTGCAGGCGCTGGTATTTCCAGCCAAACAAGTAGTTTTTCATCACTCGGTAGTTTAAAATGGGAAGATGAGACTGTAGGAGCTGATATATGGACACAGCAGACAGTATCAACAACATGGACAAATCAAAGTAATCCAAGCACAAGTTGGGATGAAAAAGATAAACAAGAGGTAGCATAAATGTCAGATACAACAACAACCAATCTTAGTTTAACCAAACCAGAACCAGGGGGTTCTGAAGATACTTGGGGTGATAAGCTCAATACCAACTTAGATACTTTAGATGCGATCTTTGGCGCAGGCGGGACAACCGTATCCATGGGTAATGTTTCTGTCGATCAGTTGGATCTAGGCGACAACGAAAAGATTAGATTTGGTGCTAGTCAAGATTTAGAAATCTACCACGATGGTTCTAATAGTTATATTGAGGATGCTAATGGTCTTGGTAATCTTATTTTAAGAGGTAGTGCTAATGTACAAATTGAAGGTGCTAATGGTGAAAATTGTGCAATATTTAACGAAAACAGTTCAGTCCGTCTTTTTTTCGATAATGCAGAAAAACTAGCCACCACCTCAACAGGGATAGATGTTACTGGTACAGTAGATGCTACTAATTACACCTTAGATTTTGCTGGTGGTTCTATAAGACCTAAACTGACAAGGAGTTCAGTATCAGGTGGGTTACAAATTGCTACAGATGGTACAGTTGGTAATACTAATAGTTTATTAGAAATACTTAATTCTTCAACAAGTCGTATATCTGTTTTAGGTAATGGCAACCTCGGTATAGGAACTACTTCGCCAGAAACTACATTACACGTTGCTAATGGTTCAGATACTTCAGCAGCAGTTCATATTACTGGTGGACATACTGGTAGAAGATTAAAAATACAAAGTTTTGCTGTTGGTGGTTTATCTGGTGCAGGATTTTTATTTAATGCTGATTCTGCTAGTGGTGCTTTAAAATTTCAAACAACTAGCTCAGACAGAATGATAATAAACAACGCAGGCAACGTTGGCATAGGAACTAATTCACCAACAAGATTACTAGATATTCAAAAAACTACTATTGGTGATATTGCTTCTTTCAGAGGTTCTGACGGAGCTAGAGAGTTAGTTATTACTAGCTCAACCACAACATCAACAGGAGATACTTATACTTTAAATGCGAATAGCAGTAATGGTGTTGTTGCTATTGCTACCAATAGCTCTGAAGCCATGAGAATAGACAGCTCAGGTAGAGTTGGTATAGGAACTACTTCGCCTTCAAGAAAATTCACAGTACAAGGTGGCTCTGGAGACAATTTACCAGTCAGGATTATAGGTGGTGCTAGTACAACGAAATCAGCTATGGAGTTTCAAGACCCTAGCACAACAGCAGACTATAAAGTTACTTTAGGTTCAAACGGAGATAATTTATTCTTTCAAGCTGGTGGTTCAGAAAGAGCCAGAATAGATAGCACAGGCAGATTACTTATAGGACAAACATCATCAAATGGTGACAAGCTAGAAGTACAAGGTAATGCTAATGTTTTTGCAGCTAGACTAAATGGTAGTTCAACAGGTGGTCAGAGTTATGGTTTAAGAATTAGAGCAGGTACAAACTCAACCGACAAAGGTTTATTGATAGAAAACACAGGTGGTACTGATTTATTTGCTGTTACTGGTGAAGGCAACGTTGGCATAGGAACGAGTTCGCCAAGTGAGAAGCTACATATTGTAGATACAAGTAATCCAGCATCAACTACAGGTTCAGTAATCATAGAAGGTCAAAGAGATGGTACTGCTAACTTAATGGAATTAAGAGCAAGAGATGCTTCAGCATCAAGCTCTGCTTT